ACTCACCAATTCGGTCCTAAAGTTAAAAAAGGACACAACGGTATTCCTGAGTTTATGTCATATGATGCAATCGTAAGTGCGGAACCAAAAACTGCACCATCAAAACCAGCACCATCAACTAAACCTGGTACAAGACCAACTCCAACAAGAAGAGAAGATCCAAGAAAAACTCCTTTTCAACCTGGTCCTGGTCCAAACCCTAAACCAAAGGCTAAAATAGCTGAAGAGAAAAAAAAGTAAGTTAAATGCAATTTTCTAAGAAAAAACTGTTATCTTTAATTAAAGAAAATTTGAACGAAATGCCAATGGATTTTGACAGTCAGGATAGACCTGACCAAGGGATACAAGATAAATTATCTGCGGGAGAAACTCCGTTGAAAAAAATACCCTTCCCTAAAACTGGAGATGAACCTAATAAGAACTTCCAAGAACTTTTAGCGTCCGAAAGATATAAGCAAGTTGTTGCGAAAATGAGACAATATACCGGAGCAAATACACCTATGAGTGGTATGCAAGGATTAACTCCATTAATGCAACAAATGATGAGTGCTCACAATCAAATTTTATCATTTGAACAAAACCACAGAAGAGAATTAGAACAATTGGCGGTTGAATTAGTTATTAAGGAATTAGGAGTTCCTGAAGGATCAGTTCAATATGATGCAAGAATCATAGGTATGGGTGAATTTAACCCTGAAGATTTTAATCACGATGATCAAGAACAAGGTGGTGAAGAAGAAGGTGGTGAGGAAGAAATGAATTTTGGTAATGAAATAGAAATCGTTAATGATTTAGAAAAACTTGACTTAGAAAAGGCAAAAAGAAGATTTATAAATACAATTATACAAGGTGCTTCCAAAAGAGGACATTACATGTATCATTATGTTGAAGATAGAGTTAGACAAATTGTTGGTAATGATAATATTATAGGTTTATATGGTATTATGATGTCAGTAAATGATACGTTATATTGGCAACTACCTGATGAAACTATGAAATCAATGGGTCAATCTGGTGCAATTGCGGGTAGAGAAGATGTTGATAGACAAACAGATCCACCAACAGTTAAAGCAAGAGCAGTAAACTTTCCAGTTTTGATTCACGAATTAATTAAAGGAACATTAGAGTTAGTTGCACTACATGGTAGAAATAGAGATGAAGAAGGTAATGAAGAAGATTTTAGTGATGTTGAAGAAAGTGAAGATACATTAGAAAAAGAAATGTGGGATTTACGTTTAGGACCAGCAATTTGGGATAGAATTAGATCTAAATTTCCCGAAGATGTGTTGACCGACGAAACTAAAGGAATTATCCAATTAATGGTTTTCCAACATATCTTTAAAAAACCAGCAAAAGAGTTTTTAGTATTCATGAAGGAAGTTGTTTCTAATTCTGAAAGTGGAAATCGTTTAATGGAAACTTTGGTTAGAGCAATTGAAGAAGATATTAACAATTACGAATACGAACAAACAATGTCCGAATTTGATGAGGACTTAACTAATGTTTCTGATGAAACAGATAATGATGATTTAAAGAATTTTTTATCAGGTATTCCTGGTATCTCATTGTCTAACGATGACGAAGAAGATGATGATGATGATGATGATGATAGTCTATTTGACGAGTTAGGGTTAGACAGACCTACGAAATAATACAAAGGTGGTTTACTTAAACCACCTTTTTTTGTATTTATACATATATGAATAGTAGAGCAGAACAATTAATGGAGTATGCTAAGATCATTAAAGATACCCCATATGCACTTAGAACGTATTTACAAACATTCGATAATACACAGAAGAAGTATGTTCCAATGGACTTGTTTGAAGATCAAATTCAACTAATCAAGGACTACGAAGACTACAACGAAAATATTACAAGAAAGTATAGACAAGCCGGTGTTACAACTGTAACTGCTGCTTGGTTATCTAAAAAATTACAACTTGCAAAACCAGATAATCCTGAGAGAGTTCTACTTATTGCGAACAAACGTGATACTGCGGTGGAGATGGCTAATAAGGTTAGACATTTCTTGGAACAATGGCCTGAATGGTTAAATGTTGGGTTCTCACCTGATAAAAACTCAGAAAGTAGATTTAGATTAAATAACGGTTGTGAGGTTAAGGCGGTTGCAACATCGGCGGATGCCCTTCGTGGTTATACACCTACGATACTTGTATTTGATGAGGCTGCGTATATTGAAGCGGGTGATGATTTTTGGGCAGCATCTATGGCGTCCCTATCAACGGGAGGTAAGATTATTCTTATCTCAACTCCAAATGGTTACGACCCTATCTATTACGGTGTTTATGACCAAGCATTACGTGGAATCAATGATTTCCATATTACAGATTTAAGATGGTTTAAAGACCCTCGTTATACCAAAGATTTACGTTGGATTAAATGTCAAGACATTTGCCATTATATGTTGAATAGAGAACAATATAATGATGATGAAGTTGTTTTACATGACTTTGACATGAAAGAATATCTTAAACTTTTAGAGGATGGGTATAAACCTTTTTCTTCTTGGTTTGAATCTATGTCTAAGAAATTTAAATATGATAGACGTAAAATCGCTCAGGAATTGGAATGTGATTTCTTAGGTTCAGGAGATGGTGTAATCCCTGGCGATATTCAAGAGAATATTGCTAAAAATATGATCAGAGAACCTATTGAGAAATACATGCAAGCAACTTTTTGGCAATGGAAAGAACCAATTATAGGTCATCGTTATATTATGGGTGTGGATGTTAGTAGAGGAGATAGTGAGGATTTTTCAGCAATATCAATTATAGATTTTGATGATAGAGAACAGGTTGCGGAATATATTGGTAAAATCCCTCCTGATGATTTGGCGGCTGTTGCTTATAAATGGGCCATCTTATATGGTAATGCATTTATTGTAACGGATATTACCGGTGGTATGGGTGTTGCCACATCAAGAAAATTAACTGAGTTAAATTATAAGAATGTTTACATTGAAGGGGTTAATACTCAAAACATTTGGGACTATAACGCCAAAGCGATGGAGAAAATACCAGGACTTAACTTTAATAACAAAAGAACTCAAATTGTTGCGGCCTTTGAGGAGCAACTTAGAAAAGGATTTATTGTTAGATCAGCAAGATTATTAAATGAACTTAATACGTTTGTTTATATGAATGGAAGACCTGACCATATGAAAGGAACACATGATGATGCAATAATGGGTATGTCAATGGCGTTATATGCTGCCGATGTGTCATTTAATCTATTACAGAAAAATGAAAACGCAAATAAAGCAATGTTAGATTCTTGGACTATGACTGAAAGATCGTATGAAACAAGTAAATCTTTTTATTCATATGGAACTGCGTTTGACCAAATAGGATCAATGGGAACAGATAACAATAGTTTGTATTACCAAGATAACGCAAACGTAAGTAAACAAACATATCAAGAGAATTCATGGTTATTTGGTAAGCGTAAATAATCTTTAGTTTTTCATAATTTTAGTTTATATTGTAAAGAAAAGTATTTATATATAATGGCAAACCAAAATTTAACTGTATTTCAGAAATTAACAAAGATGTTTGGTTATCCGGGTAAACCTCAGGTAACACAAGCACCTTCATTTAATTTTAATAAAGATGAATTATTAAAGACAGATAGTAAGGAAGAATATGAGAAAGCAATGTTACAGGCTCAACAGAGTCAGTATGTTGCCGATAAATGGACTAAATTAGATCAATCTCTTTATAATCAATCGGTTTATTATGAACCAAATAGATTAGCGGCTTATTACGATTATGAGGCAATGGAGTTTACACCAGAGGTTTCGGCAGCATTAGACATATATGCTGAAGAGTCTACTACAATGTCAGAAAAGGGTCAAATTTTAACGATATATTCTGATTCAGATAGAATTAAAGAAATATTAGAGGATCTTTTTAATAACAGATTAGATGTTAATACAAACTTACAAATGTGGACTAGAGGTGTTTGTAAGTATGGAGATAATTTTGTTTATTTAAAATTAGATCCTGAAAAGGGTATTGTTGGATGTCAACAATTACCTAATATTGAAATTGAGAGAATTGAAGGTGCGGCGGCTAAAGGAACAACTCAAAATAGAGACACAAAGGTTCCATCAAGAGAATTACGTTTTCAATGGAAAAATAAAGACTTGGAATTTCAAGCATGGGAAATTGCTCACTTTAGATTATTAGGTGACGATAGAAAACTTCCTTATGGAACTTCTATGTTAGATAAGATTAGAAGAATTTGGAAACAACTTTTACTTGCCGAAGATGCTATGTTGATTTACAGAACATCAAGAGCACCTGAAAGACGTGTATTCAAAGTATTTGTTGGTAACATGGATGATAAGGATATTGAATCTTACGTTCAACGTGTTGCAAACAAATTTAAAAGAGATCAAATTTCAGATCCTCGTAACGGTCAAGTTGATATGAGGTATAATCAGATGGCTGTCGATCAAGATTACTTTATTCCTGTTCGTGACCCATCACAAACTAGTCCAATTGAAACATTACCTGGAGCACAAAATTTAGGTGAGATTGCGGATATTGAATATATTCAAAAGAAAATGTTGGCGGCGTTACGTATACCTAAAGCTTTCTTAGGATTTGAAGAAGTTGTTGGTGATGGTAAGAGTTTGGCATTAATGGATATTCGTTTTGCAAGAACTATTAACAGAATTCAAAAATCATTAATACAGGAATTAAATAAAATTGCTCTAATTCAATTATACCTTTTAGGTATGGAAGACGAGTTAAACAATTTCTCATTATCGTTAACTAATCCGTCGGCACAATCTGATTTATTACGTATTGAACAATGGAAAGAAAAAATTACACTTTACAAAGACGCAACATCAGACCAATCACAAGTTGGTATATTACCTGTATCACATACATGGGCTAAGAAAAATATTCTTGGGTTTAGTGATTCTGAAGTTATGTTAGATTTACAACAACAACGTTTAGAACGTGCATTAGGATTTGAATTAACAAATACTCAAAATGTAATTAAACGTTCGGGTGTATTTGATGAAGTAGATGCTAAGTATGGTATTCCTGAAGAAGATAGAGAAAAGGCAATGGAGGCTGCAGGGTCAGAAGCCGGTGGTGATATGGGTGGTGGAATGGATATGGGTGGTGGGGCTCCAGCGGCACCAGCACCATCGGGTGGTGGTGAAGAACCTTTAAGTGAATCTACCAAATCAAAGAAATCAAAAATATTAGGTATGTTAGGTGAAGAAAAAGAAGATTTTAATGTCCTATTTGACATGGAAAGAGCACAACAGAATATTTATGAGATAGAGACTAAAATAAATGATATTTTAAACGATTAAAAATGAATAAATTCGGGGTTATAAAAACCAAACTTTTAAATAAATTAACTGAATCTTACGCTAAAGAAAATAAAGCTGAGATAAAGAATATTTTAACAACAATTAAAGAAAACAAAGATTTTAAAGAAATGTATTTGTTTTATGAAGAAATTGAAAGTAAGCACATTTCAGATAAAGAAACAGCAAAGTTATATGTTGAAGGTTTAAGTACATATTTTGGTCAACCAATGGGAAATTGGAGTAATTTAAATGTATTTTGTGAATCTTTAAATAAAAAATTAGGAGATGAAGAAGTAACAACAAATGATTTATATGAGTCTTTAGATATTTTATCTGAAAAAGACTCATTATCAAATATTGAAAAGAAAGTTATCTCTAAAAAGAAATTAGTAGAACATTTAACAACTAAAAAAGAAATTACAAAATCAAAAGAAACTACTTTAATACCTAATGAAACTTTATTAAATGCAGTGTTAGCAAATAATTTTAATGTATTATATTCTAACACGTTATCTGA